ATACTCGTGTAAAGCTCGCTTCTATGGTTGGCATGGATGCAGGTGTAACTTACTCAGTTCCAACGGCAGTTGCATGTGTCACCGGTCGTACGAATATGCCAACGGTTTGCTACATTCCCCTCAACTTCTTCTACACTCGCAACCCCGGTGCTGCTCTGCCTCTCATTGCCTTACAGTACCATGAGGTCAAGATCAACATTGAGTGGAACGATGCCAAGTTCATTGACAGTAACTTCAATACTGCTAAGACACTGAGGCAGCCCGTCCAGGCGGCTGTATATGTAGATTACATCTATCTCGATACCGAGGAGCGTCGTCGTATGGCTCAGCAGAGCCACGAGTACCTCATTGAGCAGACACAGTTTAACGAGGACCAGGGTATTACGTCATCCCAGAACCGCATTGACCTGACGTTCAACCACCCCGTCAAGGAGCTAGTATGGGTTGTACAGCCCGAATACTACACGAACTGCAGCCTGATGACGGAGCTGGGTGGCGGACAGACCCGCCTCAAGCCGTTTACGTATGATGTAAACCCAGTGTACGAGCAGTGGATCCAGATCAACGGTCAGGACCGTATGGATCGCCGCTACGGGGACTACTTCAACAAGGTACAGCTTTACCAGCACCACACTGGAGTCGGTTACACAGGTAACCCCCAGCCCGGCGTGTACATGTACTCCTTTGCTCTACGCCCTGAAGAGCACCAGCCATCCGGAACGTGCAACTTCTCGCGCATTGATACAGCTACTATCGTTGTGAACTTCGGTGGAGCAGAGCCTGACGGAACTGTCGTTGATATCTCGCCTGCCAACCCTTGGAACATCCGCGTATATGCCGTTAACTACAACATTCTCCGCATCATGTCCGGAATGGGCGGTCTGGCGTACAGCAACTAAACATATAACTTTCAAACTAAACCTAATTTCAAAAACAAATATGATCTGGATATCCATCTCATATTTAGTTCTCAACGACTAATAAGGCTACTCAAATGTCTCTTATTCAATATACTCCAGGTGGTGGTCGTGCAGTTGTCGGTTCAGGCAAAGCTTCTTCTTCATCTTATATGCCTGTCGGAGTCCTTCGTGGAAACACTCTCATCGTAGATCAATTGTATGGCAATGATGCAACCGCCTCTGCCGGAGGAAGTCCGTATCTGACTGTCAATGCCGCCGTTTCCTCCGTGATAACGGGTCAGACGGTATACATTCTTCCAGGAACTTACAATCTTTCAGCGGGAATTGTGATTCCTACTGGTGTATCTATACGAGGAATGAGCGTTCAAACTTGTATAGTTCAAATGCTGAATGTTACTGCAGATACTACACTTGTGACAATGGGATCTCAGACTCGTATTGAAGATCTTACCCTAAAACTGACTTCGCAACAACACCGGACTCTTAAAGGCATTGTATTTGGAGGAACAACAACTGCTAGTGCTAAGTTGCGCACATGTGTTCTTACAGTTGATAATTCAGGAGCATCAGTTGGCGGAACATCTGTTGTTACCGGTATAGAGTGTAATGGAACAGGTGCATTAAGTTCAAGTAGTTTTTCATTTAATTCCTTAAAAGGATCCACAATTAATGTACTCTCCAATGGAGGCGGGAATAAACGAGGAGTTTTAGTTTCAAATGCTAATGTAGTTACGACACGCGATCTAAATGTGTATGTTGCCCAGCCTACTAACACTGCATCCACGGGATCGTATGTCGGTGTAGAAACTAATGATACAACAGGACCCAATTTAGGATCAATTCAACTTCGGTCTACGACTGTTGGTGTAACTTTCCCAACCGCCACACAAGCGTACACTGCCTCCGATATTCTACAAACTACTCCGGCTTCAATTATAGATCCGACATACTTGGCATCTCCAGGTATCCAGATTGGACCAGGTACAGATTTAGTCACAAAATCAGCAGGAACTAAAGGGTTCAGTACATACATATATCCTACAACCGTATACTACGGGCTCAAAGGAAACATTACTTCCGCGGGAAGTGGAGGATACCTCTGGCCCGGAACTCAAACTGTTTCAGCTGGTCAGTATCCCGACACCGGACTTCCAGCAGCATACTATCGCATGCAACAACCTGCACTACTTTCAGGAATATCTGCGTCTCTAAACATAGCACCTGGTGGAACGAATACTCTGACATTATCGATATATTACACTCCTGCTAGCGCCATAAACGGAACTGCAACACAAGGTATTGTTGGATACATTTCTGGAACAACCTTAACGGTGACTAGTGGTCCAACGACAGGAACGATTGCGATTGGGCAGTCGGTGAGTGGACCGGGTGTAGGTCTGAACACTTACATTGTGTCTGGAAGCGGGTCTACTTGGACAGTATTTCCAAGCCAAACAGCTGGATCGGTTGGGTCTCCCATCAATATGTCAACAGGCGTTCCAAACAGTTCGTTTACGGGAACTATTAGCGGTACAGCTTTAACCGTCAGCTCAGTAACTGGTGTAATTGCGATTGGACAGTATCTGGCTGGAGCTGGTGTTACCACCGGAACTACAATTGTCAGCGGAAGCGGAAGTAGCTGGGTCGTTTCTGCAAGTCAGACTGTTGGGCCTGTTGCTATGTCTACTACAGGACTGTTAATTACACCTTTTACTGTAACATTCTCTGGAAGTGACACCGTAAAATCGTTTTATGATGCCTCTACGCGCCTCAATACTGGCGACCGCGTTTCTTTGTATTCATCATATACTTCCGGCTCTCCAACTAATGGAGCTCATGATATAACTTGCCAATTAGACTTTTTCTGAACTAAAAAGTAGGATTGTTCAATCCCAAATTTTAATTTAATTTTCAAAATAAAGTAAGCCTCCAAACCGAGTTTTACTTTTTCTTTTAGAACATGTTCAGGTCAGACATTGAAATAGAACTTTCCTTCTCTGACTCTTTTTCTAGCATCTCATGTACTGTCCTGCGTTCCTCTTCAAAGATCGCATGATCTTCTTCGGTACCTTCAGGCAGCTTGGTCTCGTCAATCAGGATATCTACGAAACCTGTTCCGCACGGCGGCTTCTGTCCAAACATGATATTGGCTGATACGCCACGCATATTATCTGACTCGCCTGTCAGTGCTGCATTAAAGAGATGCTTAGCTGTTTCCTCAAACGACGACTTTGCCAAAACACCATTCTCAGTATTCTTGGACATTCCTGCACGATCAGCTTTCAGGAAGAATCCAGGGTACGTCATCGCGTCTACGAGCGTAATCAGGTGATGGTAATTGATTGATGAGCTGGCGAAAGCCGTATTGAATTCACGCATCAGAGCAATTCGCGCAGCCTCAATTCCAAACACATCCTTGATCTGATGAATATCGTTAGAGAACGAACGGTGAGGATCAGTATTTGAAATCGTGGACAGGTCTAGTAGATTTGTGCCCTCAATATCAAGCACCCACTGTGATGCTGCAACATACCCTCCAGTCTTCTCATCATATGTGAGTTCATCCTTGACTTCACGAGGGTATACACGCCCCACACCGTCAATTCCCTTGAGTACCGTATCAAGCAACTTATCTTCAATGAATCGCAGAGCTAGAATGTTCTTGACAACATCCGCCGCAAACACAATACGCATCACTAGCTTACCCGGAGCATTAGTGTCTGAGTGAATGCACTCAAACACTTTCAGGACACGATTATTCTGGATTTTGGCGGCAATCATCGTCATATCAATCACGTTACGTGCTACCATTTCCATATCGTCAAATTCTAGACGCACAACCCATGGAGATGTACACAACTGTCCATTTGTTACGGAGAACTTCTGGTAGGATTGGAGAATAGCACGATCTTCCTGAACAGCCGTGTTTTCTGATAGAGGATTGGGATCATAATAAATACGCACCGATTTCGTGATATCGCGCAGCGTCGTTTTCTGGATTTCACGCTTTTTTACAATTGCCGCATCCTGAGATCCTGCAATTGAAGCATCCAAATAAATTGTGTCAATAGGAGTCTTGGGGTTAGGAGAAGCACTGAGAAGCTCCATAATACGTGGCACACCTCCAGTAGCGTTCGCCTTGGATGTTCCGGCTGAGTGGAAGGTGTTAAGCGTAAGCTGCGTTGTGGGCTCACCTACCGACTGAGCAGCCATTGTACCCACCATCTCGCCAGGATGAACCTTGGACTTAATGTACCGGAAATGAATATCCTTCAGCATCTCATCAAACATCACCTTCGTCAGACGCATCTTGATAATAGACTTCTTGGGCGCAAAGTGGTACCGCAGCAGGATGTGAAACAGCTTGTTATGACGAGCGAATGGCTGTGAGCACATTTTGTCAAGTTCGTCAACGACATAAAGCGGTGTCAGATCCGTCTTGACAGAGTAAGGATTCTTGTACTTCTCCACCATTCTCTCAAAGTGAACTGGAGCATAAACAGTATCTTCCTTACGGAATCGGAACACATTGCGTACGAGCGTATCACGATCTTCTACAATCTGATCAACCATATCGTGGAACTGCTTTACTTCACCTTTAACAACCGCCGAAATATCATCGGCTGAAATTGCGAAATCACGGAAGATTTGTTCCATGGACATTAGGGCTAAAGGAAGTTCCTGCTTCTCAACACACACCGAATCAATTCCATCGCCGCCGTAATTGAATTGAACAATCGCGCCATTTACATTACGTGCTGTGCCATCATACTCTATGTGAATATCCTCCATCGTCTTTACCAATCGGCGCTGGATGTAGCCCGAATCCGAAGTCTTAATAGCCGTATCAATCAAACCTTCGCGACCACCCATAGCATGGAAGAAGAACTCGGCTGGACGAATGCCTCCAATAAAGTTAGACTCTACGAATCCACGAGATTCTAGACCGTCATCATACTTGTGGAAATGAGGTAGTGTGCGGTCTTGTAGCGTGTACTGAATACGCTTACCTGCTACATTCTGCTGCGACAGAATAGCCATCATCTGACCGATATTGAAAGCATCACCTTTCGCCCCAGCCTTGACCATCTGGTACATCCGGTTATCTTTCGGAAGCTTGTTCATCACTTCAGTGTACAACTTATTCGTCGTTTCGCCAATAACCTTCATGATCTGATTCTCCAATTCCTCTCCGTTCTCACGTCCATCAGAGTTCAGGAACGTACCGGCATGTACTGAAGACATAATATCGCTAATCTTCTGCTTACAATCCGCGATCGTCGTCTTGATAAACTTGTCAGTCTCGGCATTGACAATCAGATCAGAAGGACCAACCGAGAACCCAGCGAACAGATTGTACTTTGTGACAATGTTCTGGATATCGTTAATGAACTGCCCAGCCCGCTTCGGGCCGAAATCGTTGAAGATCACGTGAATTGCACCCTTGGACGCTGACCCGTAAGCGCCCTTGCCCATCACTCCAGACTTCAGTTCGCCATTCACGACTTTGGCTTCTCCATTTAGATTCATAAGTGGGAACGTCGTGGATATCAGTTCCTTACCGGTAATTGGGCGATCCTTGCGTCGATAAGTTGATAGCGGCTTCTTCATTCGCGCCATAATATTCATCGCAATATGTTCAGGTACATCTACGTTATCTTGGCTGATACGGAATGAACCTGTAAGCGTATCCTGAATAATTGTGATAATCGGAGCGTTCGTGCGTGGCGAAATGATCTGGTTCAGTACGGTTGCCAGAGTTTTTAGTTCAGTCGCGGACGCAATACTTTGGGGCACATGCATGTTCATTTCATCTCCATCAAAGTCTGCGTTATAAGGCTTGGTGGCGCTCACGTTCAGACGGAAGGTTGAGAAAGGCAGCACACGGACGCGATGGCATTCCATTGAAGACTTGTGAAGACTCGGCTGGCGGTTAAAGAGTACCGAATCACCATCAATCAGGTGGCGATGTACTACATCACCCTGCTTCAGATCAATCGTTTCAGGATTAATGAATTTTAGATTTACGGACCGGTCGTCGTGCTTGATGTATACGGACTTTGCACCAGGGTACTTTGTAGGACCGTTACGCACATACGACATCAGACGGTCACGATTGTAGCTCGTAACAATTTCTGGAAATGTCAGGTTTTGTGCAATCTCTTCTGGTACACCTAGTTCATCTACATCAATATTGGCATCGGGCGTAATAACAGAACGAGCTGAGAAGTCTACGCGCTTACCCATAAGGTTACCACGCACACGACCAGTCTTGGCTCCCAGACGAGACTTCAGAGTCTTGAGTGCCCGCCCCGACCGCTGAGCGGCTGGGGGAATACCCTTGATATCATTGTCTACATACGTCGCAACATCAAACTGTAAGATATCCGTATACTTATCAATCATATCCGCTGAGTCACCCTTATCGATACGATCCTGGAGCTTCTGGTTGTTACGAACAATATCAATTAGTTTATGAGTCAAATCATCTTCCATCCGCTGATTATCATCCATGATTACGGACGGGCGAACCGTAAGAGGCGGAACCGCCAGAACTGTGCACACCATCCAATCAGGACGACTGAACTTGGAATTGAATCCAAGTAGATCTACATGCCGATCAGTAATGCGCTGAAACGTCCGTAGAACCATCTCGGGCTGCAGCGGAATTGGTTCTGCATCCTGATCATATGTCTTGAACTGGAGCTTGGCAATCGTGCCGTCCTCCTTGATGACCTTAGACACAGCTGGTGATCCGCAATGAGTACATGCCGAAGTTTCCTTGAGATCAGAGCGCTTGTACTCTACCGACCGTTCACGAATCGCATTAAACCGATCCATTCCCTTCAGATTCCCAGCCATCTCTTCAAGTTCCGCGTCGGGAAGGTAAGGATTTGAGCAGTTCAGGCACACAACTTGTAGAACTTTGATGATTTGATCAAGAAACTGGTACAGGTACACTGGACGAGCCAGAGTAATGTGACCGAAATGACCGGGACACAGAATGTTGTTCTGCTTACAGGTCGGACAGATCTTGCCGTTTTCAATTACGCCGAAACGAGAATCAAAGACTCCGCCAGCCACAGGCTGATCTTTGTTCTGATGTGTCTTGTCAGTAATGACATGAACGACACTGCGCTTGACGATTTCATCGGGGTTTGCGATTCCGAACTGGACACCGATGATAACGTCGCCCATTATTGTATTA